GTGCCGTTGGTCCCGTTACCAGCCAGCCTGACGGCTGACACCCCGCAACCGGAAATCCCTGACAACCTGACGTGGGGGCAGAGCCTGGATTTAAATGTCAGTCTGCTATCAGCGCTGGGGCAGTGCAATCGGGATAAAGCCGACATCAGGCAGGCGGAAAAAGAAAGAGCAGCACAAGACGATAACCCCACTAAGGGATAAACCAGCCTTCATCCCCACGTGAGGATATTACAGGAGCCATTCGCCGAGTGGCTTCGATAATGCTCCCCACATCGCACAGAGGTAACACATGGCAGAGATCACTTCAGCTCAACAGATTCGAATGAACTTGCTTGCAATGCTGGGCTATGACACAGCCGCAGCGAAAGAAGCCATTCAATTCGTACAGGACGACGATCTCAAGTATCAAATGTTCGTCCAGCAATACAACCGTGTCACGAGTGAGAACACCTACGTGGCTAAGGCCATGAAAGCAATTCAGGAGTCTACTGAAGCGCTGACGCTGTTTGATACCAGCACAGAAGCGAGCGGCTAAGGCACAGGCTATTTTATAAAACTCTGAAAATGGTGTCGGTAAAGCATCATTGGCAGAGTTTTATGTAAGTTTTTATTGAGTGCTGTCTCGCGATTTTCGGGGCTTTATCACTGATACCCAGCAGATTGTACTGTATGAGCCATTTACCTTAAGGAGAGTCCATGAAATTTCAGCTTGCTAAGCTTTACCGTGGGGATAGCTTCTGTGGCTTCGGTATCGCTGTTAACGGTCAACTACTCGATAGACTGGCATCTGTCATAATTAATACCGAGCCAAATATAATTCCCACGGCAACCGCTGTATTCAATCTGGATAAAAGCACCGTTGAAAACCAGGTGGTAATTAATCTTGATGACCCTGTCGCTCGAATTAATTTTGAAAGCAAACCTTCGGATGAAGTATTCGAAAAAATTAAAAATGCAGCATATGAAGGCGCTGAGAAAGGCTACCGGAATGCAGTAAAAAGCCTTCGCTGAGAGGTTCTATGGCTTCTGATTCACCGTGGCATAGCCTATACAACACTAAGCGGTGGTACCGTCTTCGCTACCACCAACTACAAAAGCAACCACTATGTGAGTTTCATCTCCGCCGTAACCAGGTGGTATCTGCCTGCATTGTTGATCACATCAAACCTCACAAGGGCGATGAAACCCTATTCCACGACCCGGACAATCTTCAGTCGCTATGCAAGCGCTGCCACGACTCGGTTAAGCAACGAATGGAGAAGGGCGGAACGGTTACAGAGTTCGATAATGAAGGTCGGGTTATCTGGTAACAGCAGAGCAACTGACAGCGCCCTCGGCGTCAGCCGTTAGCCGGCACCCAGCATCCTTCCCAACGGAAATCTGCGGATCATCGAGAAATGATAGCTTTTCTCATTATCAACCAGAGAGGGTGGGGGGGAGGGGTAAGACTCTGGCGGCAATCGTAAAAAGACCGCGCCCCCAGTTTTCTTTTCAAAAACGTCCAGAAAAAAAGGAAAAAAGCGATGGCACAGCGAGGCAGAAAATCTCTTGCCGCGACGACGGCTGTGTCGCTTCCGGCTCTGGCTGAAAGCAGGCTGCAGCCCTCGTTACACCTTAGCGATCCAGAGATAAACGTTTGGATCAGACTGGTTAACGATAACCCGGCCAGCTCATTTACTGAAACACATCGCGACATGATGGAAATGTACTGTCGGCATGTGGTGCAGGCGAGACTGTTAACCACTCAGATCGAGGAGTTTGAGCTGGAGTGGCTGGCTCGGGATGATGGGCTGAAGCGCTACGATAAATTGCTCACGATGCGCGAGCGTGAAGTGCGTTCTGCGTCTTCACTGGCAACGCGACTGCGTATCACCCGGCAGGCGACTGCTGATCCTAAAACAGTAGGACGCGCCAACAAAAATCTGCCGCGGGAGAAAAAACCCTGGGAAATTGAATAAGGCTCTTCGATGGCTAAAAAAACTCTGACAAGAGCCGAGAGGAATATCCTCTGGTGCGAAAGAAATATTTATATTCCCGAAGGTAAGTTTGTCGGCCAGCCGCTGAAAATGGCTGAGTTCATGAAGGATGACTTCAGAGCCATTTTCGACAACAAGCATGGTACACGCCGCGCAATCATCAGTCGCGGGCGAAAAAACGCCAAAACGGTGGAAACCGCCATGCTGATGCTGCTCTACCTGGTAGGGCCCGAGGCTGCACCGAACTCGCAGCTGTATTCTGCGGCACGCTCACGCGACCAGGCGGCCATTCTGTTTAACCTTGCCTCGAAGATGTGCCGGATGAACCCGGTACTAATGCAGTACGTTGCGATCAAGGATTCAGCTAAAGAAATCCACTGCCCTGAGCTGGGTTCTTATTACCGCGCACTGAGTGCCGAAGCTACCACGGCCTACGGTTTCTCGCCGCGATTTGTCGCACACGACGAACTGGGCCAGGTGCGTGGGCCGCGAGACCCGCTTTATGAAGCGCTGGAAACCGCCACCGCTGCACAGGATAACCCTATTTCGATAATCATCAGCACCCAGGCGCCTGATGCGAGCGACCTGCTTAGCCTGCTGATTGATGATGGACTGACCGGAGCCGATCCCCGGACGGTGGTCCGGCTTCAGACCGCGCCGGAAGATATCGATCCTTTCTCTGTTGAGGCCATCAGGCTGGCAAACCCGGCCTTCGATGTGTTCATGAACCAGAAAGAAGTGCTGGATATGGCCGCCAGTGCGAAACGCCTGCCGTCTCGCCAGGCAGAGTTTGAGAACCTTGTGTTAAACCGCAGGGTTGAAGCGAAAAGCCCGTTCGTTAGCCAGAGTGTCTGGCATATGAACAAGGAGGAACCCGGCGAACTGGCGGGGGCTACCGTCTGGGGCGGGCTCGATCTTTCCAGCGTGTCAGACCTGACCGCACTGGTGCTGAACACCACGCAGGGCGATGTGCACTGTAAATTCTGGCTACCGGAGGAAGGGCTGGCAGATAAGGCGCGTAATGATCGTGTGCCTTATGACATATGGGCGAAGCAGGGCTGGCTAAACACGACACCTGGTAAGGCTATCGAGTATGGATTTATCGCCAGGGAGCTGCGGCGCGTTTTTGATCTCTGTAACGTCAGGGCGCTGGCGTTTGACCGCTATAACATGCGCTTCCTTCGCCCGCATCTGATCGATGCTGGTTTCACAGATGTGGAGCTCGAACGATTCGTAGAGTTCGGTCAGGGGTTTGTTTCCATGTCGCCTGCTCTCAGGGAGCTGGAAGCCAAACTTCTCGGTGCGCAGCTGAAGCACGGCAATCATCCGATCCTCGAAATGTGCGCCAAAAACGCCACGGTAATCACTGACCCTGCCGGTAACCGCAAGTTTGTGAAAGGTAAGTCGAGCGGACGTATCGACGGAATGGTAGCGCTGGCGATGTCTATTGGCGCGCAGACCAGTGACGAGGTAGAGGAGCAGGGTGACGTTAATGATTTCATTTACAACTTTTTGAGCGTGTAAAAATGGCAGATACCGATTACAGCATTGACCTGCGGACGCGATCGCCATTCTGGGCGCGCATGGCCTCTATCCTGACCGGCGGCCGCCTGGTGACACCCGATAAGGGCTCGCAAATGGCGGGTACGTCAGCGCACGGTGTGGTTGGTGATTCTGTTGTGACTGATGAGCGTAATATGCAAATCAGTACGGTATGGGCCTGCATCAGGTTAATCTCCACCGTAACAGCATCTTTACCACTCGATGTTTATCAGACCAAAAATGATCAGCGCACGAAAGTGGACAACAGTCACCCCCTGGCGAAACTGCTGAGATTCCGTCCCAACAACTTCATGACCGCTCTTGAGTTTCGCGAAGCAATGACTATGCAGCTATGTGCCTACGGCAACGCCTATGCACATGTTGAGCGAAACGGTGTTGGTGACGTGATTAGCATGGTTCCACTGATGAGCGCCAATATGGAAGTTCGGCTCAGCGATAACGGTAAAAATATTATCTACCGCTACCGACGGGACACTGAATACGCTGACTTTTCACAGAAAGAAATTTTTCATCTCAAAGGATTTGGCTTCAATGGACTGACTGGTCTTTCGCCGCTGGCGTTCAGTGCGAAGTCTGCTGGTGTGGCCATAGCGATGGAAGATAACCAGCGTGAATTTTTCGCCAACGGTGCGAAGTCTCCGCAGATCCTGATGACTGACGGCAAGGTGCTGACGAAAGAGCAGCGCGGGCAACTGGAGGAAAACTTTAAGGAGATTGCTGGTGGCCCGGTCAAAAAGCGGCTTTGGATCCTTGAGAGCGGCTTCACCACGCAACCTATCGGCGTTTCGCCTCAGGATTCAGAAATTCTGGCTGCGCGTAAATTTCAGGTCGCCGAACTGGCGCGATTTTACGGCGTGCCTCCACATCTGGTCGGCGACGTGGACAAAACCACCTCCTGGGGATCGGGGATTGAACAACAAAACCTGGGCTTTCTCCAGTATACCCTCAAACCCTACCTTGATCGGTGGGAGTACAGCATTGAGCGCTGGCTGGTCAAAGAGTCAGAACAGGGCGTCATTCACGCCGAGCATAACCTCGACGGGCTGTTGCGCGGTGATTCAACAAGCCGGGCATCATTTATGCAAATCATGGTCAACACCGGGATTCGTACCGTTAACGAGGTTCGAAGGCTGGATAACCTGCCGCCGCTGCCCGGAGGTGATGTGGCGACACGGCAGTCGCAGAACGTGCCCATTACCGATCTCGGAACAAACAAAGAGCCCCGCAATGCCGGGGCTTAATTTTTATGGGGGCTATGATGCCTGACATTCAGAAGACGCTGGCTTTCGACTAGACAGAAATCAAGTTCATCGGCGACGGCAATAAGGGAACATTTGAAGGGTATGCCTCGGTTTTTAATAACACCGACGCCGATGGCGACATTATTTTGCCTGGTGCGTTCGCTGGTGTGATTGCTAATCAGAGCCGCAAGGTGGCCATGTTCTTTAACCACCAGACACGCGCTATCCCGGTCGGTAAATGGGATGCCATGCATGAAGATGACAAGGGGCTATTTGTCCGTGGTCAACTTACTCCAGGGCTTAGCCTGGCCGAAGACCTGAAAGCTGCCATGCAGCATGGCACGGTTGAAGGGATGTCAGTGGGGTTTTCCGTTGGGCCTGATGATTACACCGTTGGCACGTCAGGGCTCATCTTCAAAAACATCTCTTACCTGCGGGAAATTAGCGTCTGTACTTTCCCGGCCAACGAGCTCGCTGGCGTAACGGCCATGAAGAGCATCGACAGCATCAAATCTATTCGCGATGCGGAGGCCTGGCTGAGGGATTCAGTCGGGCTTTCGCGTTCAGAAGCACAGGCATTTATCGCCCGTGTTAAGTCTGCAGGCCGAAGCGAGTTCGGTAGCGACGACATTGACGCGCTGGCACAGCGCATTAACTCATTTGCCGCTAACCTGCGGACACCTTAACGGAGTGACACATGTCTGAATTATCTGTACTGGAAAAAGCTATCGAAAACTCCCAAAAAGAAGTAAAGGATCTTATCGAAGAACAGCGTAAATCCATCAACCAGACCGGTGAAATCAACAAGCAGCTGCAGATCGATCTGACGAAAGCACAGGAAGAACTGAAAGCCACCGGCACCCGCCTGTTCGATCTTGAGCAGAAACTGGCCGGGAACTCCCCTGATCAGACTGCGCAGAAGTCATTTGCTCAGCGCGTATCTGAAGACCTGATGAAGGGCTGGGACGGCTCGCGTACCAAAGCGAAAGTTACCAGTTTTGATAAAGCGATTGGTTCGGGCGCAGCGTCGGCAGGTGCCCTGGTCCAGCCGCAGCAGCTGCCGGGTATTCTTATGCCGGGTCTTCGCCGTCTGACCGTGCGTGACTTGCTGGCACAGGGGCGTATCACCAGTAACGCGCTGGAATACGTGCGCGAAAACGTGTTTACCAACGCTGCAGCACCAGTGGCAGAAGGTACCCTCAAGCCGGAAAGCAACATCACTTTCACCAAAGAAACGGCGAACGTGAAAACTATCGCCCACTGGATCCAGGCATCGCGCCAGATCATGGATGATGCCCCGGCGCTCGAGTCTTACATCAATTCCCGCATGATGTACGGACTGGCGCTGGTGGAAGAGAACCAGATGCTGAACGGGGACGGTACCGGCGATAACCTGCAGGGGCTCAACGTAGTAGCGAACGACTACGAAACCACACTCAACGCAACCGGAGATACTGGCGCTGATGTTCTGGCACACGCCATCTATCAGGTATCGCTGAGTGAGTTTGAAGCCGACGGCATCATTCTGAACCCGGCGGACTGGCACCGTATTGCTCTGCTGAAGGACGCTAACGGCAATTACATCCTCGGTGGCCCGCAGGCGTTTGCCTCGAAAGTGCTTTGGGGGCTTCCGGTGGTGTCGACCACGGCGCAGACGGCAGGCAAATTCACCGTTGGCGCGTTTGGCCTGGCGTCGCAGGTTTGGGATCGCATGGATGCCACCATCGAGATCAGCAACCAGGACCGCGATAACTTCGTTAAAAACATGCTGACCATCCTTTGCGAAGAGCGCCTGGCGCTGGCCCACTATCGCCCGGCAGCGATTGTGACGGGTGCTGTCAGCACTGGTGCATAACAAAAGGGCGCGGCCAGCAATGGCCGCGTAAACGCGATGAAAATTAAAGCTCTCCGTATGTTCTCGCATTATCACCTGGGTACGGTATCTCAGGGGGAAATCCGCGAGGTGCATAAAGAAATCGGCGAAGTACTGGTGAAACTGCATCTGGCCGAGGCGGTTGAGCCGGAAAAGGCAACGGACTCTGGTTCTGCAGAGCCTGCAAAAGCCAAACCAGGGGGTAAAGGTGGAAATAAGCGAGGAACAGCTGGCGCAGATAAAGGCGCATCTGAAGGTTGATGGTGACGACGAAGATACGCTTATTTCTGCCTATGCGTCGGCCTCCGTCGATTATGTTGAGCGGTTCTGCGACGGTGCACTGGTCGAAACATTAACGCCGCCAGTGGAAGGGGAAACTCAGCCCCGTGAGGTTATTTTTACTTCCGGCATCTGGGCGGCAATGCTTTTGCTGATTGGACACTGGTATGCGAACCGCGAAGCGGCAGCGCAGAACCTATCGGAAGTTCCGCTGGGCGTTGAGGCGCTGCTGATTAGGCACCGGAGGTGGAACTAATGGGCTGCTCAGGATGTGCTAAACGGCGTGAGTGGTTAAAAAAAGTGGACGAAAATAGCCTATGAACGAGCAACTGGTAAACGCGCTGATAGCAGCGCTGAGAGAACAAACAACAGCACAGCGAGAGCAGACGGAAGCGATAAACCGCCTGGCTGAGTCTAACGTCGCCCTGTCCGATGTAATTATCCAGTCGCTTGCCGGCGATCTCGATGAGGCACCAGAGCAGCAAACCTATCTGAGCGGGAAACCCAGGGGGTGATATGCAGGCCGGAAAATTGCGTCACAGGATCACCCTGCAGGAACCGGTCAAAGAACAGAACCCGACAACGGGAGCCGTGATTAATACCTGGCGCGATGTCGCAACCCTTTGGTCCGAAGTCGCTGCTTTATCCGCACGTGAGTTTATTGCGGCCCAGGCCTCTCAGGGTGAGGTTACCACCCGGATAACGATTCGTTACCGTGAGGGCGTCACCCGCAAACATCGGATCCTGTTTCGTGGCCGCATCTACAACATTGAGGGCGTTTTACCTGACCCCCGGAGCGGCAGGGAATACCTGACACTGCCATGTTCAGAGGGGGCTAACGATGGCTGATGGCGTGGAAGTAAACCTGACCGGCCTTGATTCCGTCCTGGGGAAACTGGATGCCGTCTCACAGGTCACTCGCGATAAATCCGGTCGTGCAGCGCTGCGTAAAGCGGCAAACATCATCAGGGACAGAGCGCGCAATAATGCCGCGCGGGTTGATGATCCTCTCACCAAAGAGGCTATCTACAAAAACATTGTGGTCAGCTTCAGCAGCAAGGCGTTTCGCAGAACCGGCGATCCAACGTTTCGTGTCGGGGTGATGGGCGGCGCCAGGCAATACGCCAATACAAAGGCCAACGTCCGAAAAGGCAGGGCGGGTAAAAGTTATAACACTGCCGGAGATAAAGGTAATCCCGGCGGGGATACCTGGTACTGGCGATTCCTGGAGTTCGGCACAGAACATGCTGCAGCGAGGCCAATAATTAGGCCTGCACTGAATGGGGTCGATGCCGATGTGATTAACGTTTTTGCTTTGGAGCTGGAAAAGTCCATTGATCGGGCTGTGCGACGGGCGGCTAAAAAAGGAACTCCGGTATGATTGCTCCAATATTTGCAGTTTGCGCAGCCAGCCAGGCAGTCAGGGATTTGCTAGGCTCTAATCCCGTGCGGCTTTATCCGTTCGGTATGCAGGACGATAATATCGTTTACCCCTATGCAGTCTGGCAAAACATAGGCGGCAACCCTGAAAATTATCTGAACCAGCGGCCAGATGCGGATCACTATTCTCTGCAGGTTGATGTCTATGGCGATACTGACACCGACGTGATCGCTGCTGCCCGTGCTTTACGCGACGCAATTGAGGGCAAGGCCTATATCACCCGATGGGGTGAACAACGCCGTGATCCTGAAACAATGCGATACCGCTATTCCTTCGATGTTGACTGGATAACGCCCAGATAACCAACAACCCCAAACTGACCCGCCTTGTGCGGGTTTTTCTTTTATGGAGACAAAACATGTCTGTATTAACGCAAGGCACGCAATTTTTTGTGCTCAAGTCTGGCGTGGTCAGCGAGGTTGAATGCATCACCAGTTTCAACCCCGGCGGCAACCCTGCCGATCAGATTGAAGATACCTGTCTGAGTGAGCGGGATTCCAGAACCTACAAAAAGGGGCTTAAAACGCCTGCGGCCGCAACCGTCGGGCTTAACGCTGATCCGACGAACGCCAGCCACATTATGTTGCATGGCCTCGCTGAAGCGAATGACCAGACGCCGTTAACTTTTGCGGTTGGCTGGTCAGATGGAACCAGTGTCCCGACAGCCGCCGCTCCTGGCGCTGAGGATGCTGTTGATGGCCTGGTGCTGCCATCGGATCGCACCTGGTTCATTTTCCAGGGTTACGTTTCTGACTTCCCGTTTGATTTTCAGGGTAACGCTGTTGTGACGACCTCCGCCACGATCCAGCGGTCTGGCTCTTCCGTATGGGTGCCTAAGGCCGCAGCGTAATTAATATGCCCGGTTATCCGGGCTTTTCTATTCAGGAGCTGAAATGCAACTTACTCTCGATACGTTAAAAGAAACCGGTGCCTTTACCGGGCGTCCCGTGGAAAAAGAAATTAAGTGGAAAGGCCGTGACGGGAAAGAGCATATCGCAACCGTCTATGTGCGCCCGATGGGCTACCACACCACTAAAGCTGAACTGCTGGCGTATAACGGGAAATCGGACCCGATTGCTGAGCGCATTGCGGCGCATATTTGCGATCAGGACGGCGCCCCAGTGTTTACCGCGGCTGACATTCTTGGGACTGCTACCCCGGATCGTGGGGCGCTGGACGGACCGATTGTTATGGCCCTCCTGGCTGCAATTCATGATGTAAACGAACTGGGAAAGACTACGAGCTAACCGGCGAGGATGAATTCTGGTGCGAACTGGTGATGAACGGCATCGGCGGCCGCACCATCGCAGAGGCTCAGGAGCGGATGAGTCGCAGGGAATTTCTGGTTTGGCTCAAGTACCGTGAGAAGTACGGACCGCTCAATATCATGATGCGTACCGAGTGGGGGGCGTCGCTGGTGGCGTCTGTCCTGGCTAACATCAATAAGGCAAAGAACACGCCGCCGTTCAAGGTAAGTGACTTTGCACCGCACATCAACGAAGCGCCATTATCTCTGGAAGAGGCCATGAAATCCTGGGACTAATTATTGTTTTTGCCTTTAAAAAAATCCTGCTACCCTTTTGGTAACTATTATCACGAGGGAATGATATGAAGAGTTCAGGGCAGTTGTTATCGCTGGCAGGTATAATTCTCGCGGTGTACTCATTGTTCTTTATGGATGTGAGTGTTGAGGTTGGCGATGGTACAAGAGTTAATAATATTGGGCTAATGGCTCAACAGCAAAACTATTTATTAGTTGCGGTTGTTCTTTTTCTTGCTGGTATCTTTATTTCATTCTCAGGGAGAAAGAAGTCATTACAAGAGGTAGATTTCACTAAAATAGAATCTTTCTCATCAGATGACTTTGTTTCTTTGAAAGATGGTGAACCATGTCTTAATATCTTGGCTGTAGACAATCTTGCAATGATGTTTTTAAAAAAACATGGTTCAAGTAGTGTTAATGATATCCTTTTTATGAATATGCCTTTAATCGATAGGTTAGAACAAGGTCTCCCTGAACCACTAAGGAAAGATTTTAAATCTACCCTTAAAAGGAGGTTAAAGGACAATTGTTAAAATAACGCCCGCTAAAAGCGGGCTTTTTTTCACTTGGAGAATTTATGGCTGGCAAGTCACTGGGAACTCTGACTATCGACTTGGTTGCAAAAGTTGGTGGATTTGTTTCAGGGATGGATAAAGCTGAGCGTGCATCAGCCAAGTGGAGCAAGCAGGTACAAGATGATGTGGCAAAATCCAGTGCTGCACTAGCAGGTATAGGGGCAGCAGCTATTGCAGCCGGGCTGGCTGTTGGCGCATCCGGATTTCAATTACTGAAATCCACATCCAGGCAAATAGCAGAAACTGACCGCTGGGCTAAATCATTACAATTATCTACCCAGGAACTTCTTGCTTGGCAGTTTGCAGCTGAAAAGGCTGGTGTCTCCGGTGACCAAATGGCTGATATCTTCAAGGATATTGGTGATAAGATTGGTGACGCGGTATTAAATAAATCAGGTGAAGCTGTTGATGCGCTCAACGCTCTTGGATTATCTGCGGAAAAACTATCAAAAGTCAGTCCAGATAAACAATTGCTCGCTATCGGTGAATCTTTGGAGAAAATTAGTACTAATGCCGAGAAGACCACCATTCTTGAAAGTTTGGGTAACGACCTTTCAAAATTACTTCCTTTGTTTGATAACAAAAACCAAAAACTCAAACAGTTTATTGACCTTGCTAAAGATTATGGTGTTGCTCCTGATCCATCCTCTATTGATGATTTAGTAAAGGTTAATCAACTTTTTGAAGATATGGAGGCTCAGGTTGCAGGGCTCAAAATTGAGATTGCAGCCGGATTGGCAAAAGTTGATCTAACTCCTTTGCAGGGCTCACTTGATAAGCTTCATGACGTACTGACTGACCCCTTGGTTCTTCAAGGTATTTCTGATCTTGTATCGGAAGTCGCTCAACTTGCTGGATGGCTTGTAAAAGCAGCTGCAGGTGCGGGCCAACTAGCAGCCAGCACAGGAAACCGTTTTGCGGCACTTAGTGGCAAGATCGACCTAACAAATATAGACCAAGTTAATGAACGTATTGAATACCTGCAAAAAATCCTTGAAGGAAAAAAAGGTTTTTACTCTCAAAGTGAGTCTATGTTTGGTTGGATTACAGGGGTAGATGACAGCGCGAAAGCACTAAATGATGAACTGCTATCTCTTATAGAAACAAGAGATAAATTTTCTAAAGCTAGTAAATCGGTGCTACCCCTTCAGGTAGCCACTGTGGGAACGGACAACCCATTTTCTTTACCTCCTGGTGGTACGAACGGAAAACCTGTTAAAACACCAACAAGTAAAACAGAAAATGCTTTTAACAGTAGATTGCTTGATCTACAAAAACAAGCTGCCCTTATTGAAACTACTGGTAAAAAAACAGCTGAGGTTACCGAGCTCGAAAAAATAAATTTTGATATTACCAGTGGCAATCTTAAAAAATTGTCAGAAGCTCAAAAAGAACAGCTTCGCACTGCTGCAAAAGCCCTGGATTCTAAAAAGGAAGAGCTTAGGCTTAATCAGGAAAATGCCCGGGTTGCGGAATATGTTTCCGGCTTAGAAAGGCAGAATAAATTAGTGCAGCAAGGATTTGATAATGAAATTGTTGGCCGTTATTCTGGTGGTCGTGAGCGATCACGCATGCAGGATAATAATGATATACAGCAGGATTTTGCATATCAACAGGATGATCTTTTAAACCAGCTTCAATCTGGAGATATAGACCAAAGTCTTTACGATAAAAAGAAAGAAGCATTACAGAATTCTCTTGATGAGAGGCTTAAAATACAGGAGGAATATTACAAGAAGCAGGATGAGTTACAAAATGATGGTGCTGCTGGTTTTATATCAGGGCTAGCAACGCAAATAGAAGCATCAATGGATTTATACACCAACATGCAGCAGGTTAGTGCACAGGCATTTAGCAGCTTAACGGATATGATTATTGACTGGGCAGAAACCGGAAAGTTAAATGTTAAAGATTTTGCTTCGACATTTCTGCAATCTGTTGGTAGCACACTTCTTTCTTACGCTGCTGCCCAAGTTGCAATGGCGGGTTTGCAGGCCTTTACAGCAATGATCGGCGTGCCGTTTGTTGGACCCGAAATAGCAGGACCGGCAGCAATAGCCGCAACTGCGGCTGCTGGAGTACTGGCGATAGGTGTTGGTACAGCCCTTCAGGGCCAGGCTCACGACGGTATCGACTCTGTGCCCGAAACAGGAACTTGGCTCCTGCAGAAAGGTGAGCGCGTTACGACAGCTAAAACCAGCGCAAAACTGGATGCCACTCTGGATCGAGTTGCAAACCAGTCAACAGGCGGCGGCGCGATTTATTCGCCCACAATCAATATCCCCATTAATGGCAACCCGTCCGATGCGACAGTAGCCCTCGTGCGCAAAGCCGCTGCTGAAGGTGCTGAGCGCGGCTACCGAAAAGCTGTCAACTCGGTGACTACCGGGCAAGGTGATCTGCATAGGGCACTTATGGTGAAAACCAACTCGGGGAGGAAAATTCGCTGATGGCAATCACCACGACACTTTACTACCCCGCTGATGTTCTCCCTGGGCCGTTGAAAGACGGCTTTGGAATGAAACCGAAATCCCCGGTAAAAATCACCGAGCTCGTAACGGGGCGTAAAAGAATACGGCGTGGCTATACCTCTGTTCCTACGGAAACAGATGTAGCTGGATTTTTACTGACGCGCAGGCCCAGGCTTTTGAGGCATGGTACCGGGATGTTCTTAAAGACGGCAGCGCCTGGTTTAACATGCCGCTACTGACGCCAGTGGGGCAAAAAAATTACGTTTGCAGGTTTAACGATATTTATGAGGGGCCTACGCCTGAAGGAGGCTTGTACTGGCGGTATTCAGCATCCCTTGAGTTGTGGGAACGGCCGCTGCCGGCGGTTGGCTGGGGAGAATATCCGGAGTGGATTGTGGGGAGTTCGTTACTCGATATAGCTCTGAACAGGGAGTGGCCTAAGCATGACAGCGATTAACCGCCTTTATGCGTCCTCCGGGTCGGAGGTCATCATTGGTACGTTGCAGATCGATATTGGCGGCCAGACGCATTATCTGTGTGAGGGGTACGAGGACATTACGGCGGTTACCGAGAGGGGCGAAACCGTAACGTTTATTGCCTGTGCCATTGTCCTTTCCCTTCCTGCCAGAAACGAAGACGGGACGCAGGACCTGAAGTTTATGCTGTGCAACATCGACGGCGTTGTATCCACGGCTATTCGCAAGGTCATTGATGCCATATCCACTGCCAGCATCACATTCAGGAAATATATTTCCACTGACCTTACCGCGCCAGCGGAGCCGCCTTACGTCATGCCGGTTAAAGGAGGCTCCTGGACTCCGCTTACTGTAAACGTCACCGCCGGATTTAAAAATATGCTCGATTATGCCTGGCCACGTGACAGATACACGTTGACGTACTTCCAGGGTCTTCGTTACACACGATAGGTATCCCATGATCAATATTGATAAATACCTGACTGTCCGCTGGCAGATGGGTGGTCGCGCTTTTCCTGTTCTCGACTGCTACGGCATTGTACATGAGGTCCGCCGGGACCTCGGATTGCCTGAATGGCCTGCGTTTGAAGGTGTGATAAAGGATGGCGATGAAATGCATATTGCCTGCAATAACTTCCGTCAAAACGTAGTGCGGTGCGAACCCTGCCCGGGTGCGGTTGCCGCCTGCTATATGGGTGGGGTAATCGGTCATCTCGGCATCGTGGTTGAGCTGAGCGGCCTGCTTTATGTGATGGAATGCAATCCCCGGCGCAACGTGACCATTCTTCCCCTGGCGCGTTTTGAACGTCAGTTTCTGAAAGTGGAGTATTACCAGTGACAATCCGCCTTTACCCGTCGCGTTTGCCTGGCGAACCGCTGGAGAAGCATGAACACAGGGATACGACCATACATGACTGGATGCTCCAGCATGTCGATAACTACCGTAACGATATGGTGCAGCGTGTTACGTTTGAGGTGAATGGTAAGCCGGTCCCACCGGCAGAATGGCCGTTATGTTTTATCAGCGCTGAGAGCGATGTAAAAGTTTATCCGATCCCGGGTGAGGGGGTTTCTGCGGCGACTATTGCGGCATGGGCGGCAGCGGCTATTGCTGCAGCATCGGCTGTTTATGTGCTGATCACCATGTCTAACATGGATAAAGGCGGCTACTCATCATCAAATGGGCTGGGGCTGGATTTAAACCCGGCTAAAGCGAACCAGGCGAAGCTTGGCGACCCCATACGTGAGGTGTTTGGCCGCTGCCGTATTTATCCCGATTATGTTGTGCAACCCGTGACCCGGTTTAACCCTGATGATCCGACGCGAATGACTGTCGAAATGATGGTTTGCCTTGGAAAGGGGAATTTCGCATTTACGAATGGCGATATCCGGGTGGGATCAACACCTATTTCAGCGTTAGGTGATTCGTTCGGTTACAACATTTATCCTCCTGGCGCGGATGTGTCGGGTGATCGACGTAGCGAAAACTGGTGGAACTCGACGGAAGTTGGCGGAACGACCAGCGGCAGCGGTCTTGATATGGCTCAGACATCACCCGATTCGACGGATATCAACGCCGACAGTATGACCGTTTCTGGATCGTCGGTGACGTTTAACGGGCTGGATGATGGCAACGATGACGACGATGAAGGCAATGCGTTGCCTGAGTCGTGGGTTGAGGGGGCCATTGTTACGATCGTCGCCCCGATGAATTTTCTGGTTTCAACCTCGTCGGGATATAGCGTTCTCGCCAGTAACTCTCTGGGTGAAATTAATCCCTATCCGGGTATGCCGGTTACCCTGGAAATTAACGGCACTGAATACGAACTGGTTATTGCAACTTATACGGCAAAACAGGACGCGATACCCGGGGTGGGTGGAAATGCGGCCAGCCTGAAAGCAAATGCCTCCCCATCAACATATGATTACTCCGGTACCGGCCAGACTTTTACGATCACCTGGCAGGGACATGAGTACACTATTTCCCTCGTTGCAGACTATGTGAATATGCCCGGCCTGCTGGCGGTGATAAACGATGGCCTGACCGGGTCAGGATTACTGGCGCAGGATAGCGGCGGTGTTGTGCTGATTGCTGAGGCATCAAGCCCCTGGCTCGGAGGAAACATTACCTCATCATCGCTACCGGTAGCCGTTTTTGGCGACAGTCCTGTATTTACCTCCGGCACCGCGTCCAGCGGAGGCAGTCCGGCAATAACTGCTAACGTTACGCTGGCGTATGGGAGTGCAACCGGAGTGGCATTTTCCGGGACACCGGAGGGAACACAACGCCTGGCGCTGGCTCACCGTGGCAACGAGTACCGCATTGCGGATGCGGACGGTACGACCGCAACGGTTCAGCGGCTGATTGATGGAGTGGTTGATCCTTCCTGGTCTGGCTTCTCACCCCGCACGATGATTGACTATCAGGCTACAGGGATCAGCGACAACAATACCTGGATGGGGCCGTTCCTTGCCTGCCCGGAATCTGAAGCGGTGGACGCTTTCGAGGTGAATTTCTCCTTTCCGTCTGGCATTTGCGGATTCAACAGAAAAGGCAAAAAACGCATCAGGCATTGTGAGTGGGAAATACAGTACCGTGTTTATGGTTCTGGCTCTGGCTGGACGAGCAGGCAGGGGGTTTACGCGCTTAAAAATATCAACGGGTTGGGTTTTACAGAGCGTTTTGATCTCTCTTCTCCTGGGCTGGTTGAGGTGCGCTGCCGCCGCCGCAATGAGCAGGGTAGCAATAACGCGCGTGACTCGATGTACTGGCAAGCGTTACGTGGTCGTTTGTTGGCTCGGCCAACATCCTATGCTGGCGTCACCCTGATGGGGGTTACGGTTGAGACGGGGGGCAAATTGGCGGCTCAGTCTGACCGGCGCATAAACGTTGTGGCCACGCGCATTTATGACTCCGGCGTAGCCCGTAGTATCTCTGGTGCGCTTTATCACGTCGGCCGTTCTCTTGGTATGGAAATGGATACTGAGGCAATAGATGCTCTGGAGCAGACTTACTGGACCCCGAACGGCGAGTATTTCGATTTTGCCACGGGTGACAGTATTTCTGCGCTGGAAATGCTTCAGAAAATCGCTGCAGCCGGAAAAAGTTATTTTCTGCTAAATACCCAGTCTGTTGCATCAGTGGGTCGTGAAGGTGTTAAACCCTGGACCGGGGCTATCACCCCTCACGAGATGGTATCCGAGATGCAGACCGATTTCGTCACGGTGACTGACGACGATTACGATGGTGTTGACGTAACCTATATCAACGGATCGACCTGGGCAGAAGAGACGGTGCAATGCCGTCTGCCTGGCAACCCAACGCCGCTGAAAATAGAGGCATACCGGGCTGATGGGGTAGGCAATCCTGATCACGCATATCAGATTGGTATGCGCCGACTCAGAAAATACCAGCTGCAGCGCATGACGCATAAAACGACGACGGAACTGGATGCGCTCTGTTACAACGTCGGGGATCGTATTGTGTTGACCGATGATATCCCTGGCAGCAACACCATTTCGTGTTTGATTGAGTCGATGGCTACTGCTGGTGGGGTGACCACATTCGATGTGTCGGAGCCGCTGGACTGGACTTTTTCAAATCCACGTGTCTATTTGCGTTACCAGGATGGAAAAGCATCACGGCTGTTTGAAGCATCACCCACAGGTGACAACTATCAGGTATCCGTCCCGTATCAATCTGAGTTCGCCGATATCCTGCTGGATGATCCGATAATTGAGCCTCCCCGGTTAATTTTCTGTAGTTCTGAGAGCGACCTGTATCACGCCATTGTTTCCGAGATAGTGCCGCAGGACGATGGAACCTGCGAGATAACTGCCCGGCAATACCGCGCTGAATTTTATGACTACGATGACGCCACATACCCCGGCGACGTCGCGTAATACCCAATAACAACCCCTAATTAACTCTTTTCGCTCAAACCCTCGTTTGGGCGAACACCGTTTTGGAGCAAAAAACATGGCCGAACTTAACCCGCCTTTGGGAACGACGACGCCTGAAATATTCCTGGATAACGTCAAGCGCGCTGACGAGCTGGTTAACGGTCCGGCCGGAACCGTTAACGACCGCGGCGGTGAACCGCTGGATACGTGGCGCCAGATTATGGCGGTGAATCAGGCAAAACAGGATCAGCTCGACGACATCATTACTTCCCTCGACACCGCCAGTTTTACTTTCCCTGACGAACCTGCAGGCATCGCCGCCACGACTGATGGGCAGTATTTCCGTGTTCCGCAGGGGGAAGGAAATGCTGTCGGATTTAATTATTATAAAAACAGTGCTGGTGTTGCCGTGTTCGTGGCCTCGGTTGCGTCTGCTGAGATCACAAAATTGCTCGGGAAAGACGACAGCCAGAAACTGGTTGCCTTTACTGATGATGACGGCGCCAGCGCGTTGGCACTGGATGAGAGGGGCGGGATATTTACTGCTGACTCGCCAGAAGACATCCGCAAAACGATTGGGAAAACCGGTTATGACCGGGCGCCTGCCATTCTGAAAATCACGTCCGCAGACAAGGCCGTACATGGGTTTATGGATGAATTCGGCGGCGTTCAGTTACCCGGCCTGCAGGGGAGCGTTCAGGAGAATATCAAAAGGCTGAATAAGCGACTTTCTGAGCATCTGGAACGGCGACGTGTTCTTGATGCCAGAGAGTGTGGGCTTGACCCGTTTTCTTCCGAGGACATGTGGTATCCCCTGCAGCGGGCGACAAACTGGCTGGGGGCTAATGGCGGCGGAACAATCTATATCCCTGAAGGGGCTTATCGAATTTCCCGCCCTGTCACTCCGGTGGCTGGAGTGGGTTATATCGGCGCCGGGAAAAAGAAAGCTCGCCTGCTGCCATTCAAAGCGACAGCACCGTTTCTGTATCGGGGTAATGAAACCTATATCGATAATCTGCTTTTTACCGGCTTTACCATTGACGGGGAAAATCAGACGCTTAATCCGGCATCCGGCTATCTGCCAGAAATTAAGGCGATATTTATCCAGTACTGGTCCAACAGCATCATTGACGATATGGAAATCGTTAACATCGGGGCCACAGGACTCGGTGTTGATATGCATTACAACTGCTTAATCACACGTTGCATTGTGGAAAACTGCGGTCGGCTGGCCGAACAAGGTGCGCTGGGGGCCTCTGGTATCGGGATCGGAACCGGCTTCCTGAACAGTGAACCGCTCTATGTGTCGCAGAACCTGTGCAGGAACAATAAAAACTACGGGATTTTTTACGAGCCACAAAGAGGGGTGGGAACCGCACAGGACATCATCACTACGGATAATGTCTGCCTTGGGAATTACGCGGGGATTGCTGATTGTGGCGTCGAGGGGCTGATTGTCTCGAATAACCAGATGCGCGGGAATACGCATGGTTTCCTGATGTACCCTGGCACAAACAACGGGGGTAAGCCTGGCCGCCGCGGCCGTCTGCAGGGCAACATTATCAGAGGGAACACCGAGAACGGCGTGACATCTGTTTGCTCCAAAACCGATCCGCTGTTAGGCGAATACGCCTTTTCCGGCAATCATATTTATGAAAACGGAAAAGACGGTATCAATATGAATTACAGCTATCCGACGGTTAAAAACCTGAATAACGTCATCAGTAATAATGAAATATACCGTAATGGTCGTCATGGGGTTTCGCTTGAAAGTGGCGATGTCGTAAATCTTGATATCGTTTATAACCGTATTTATGACAATGGTCAGACGACAGCCGGTCACGCTGTTAATATTCAGGTCCCCATGTCCCGCTCTTCTGTATCGAATAACAAGCTGCGTGATACCCAGTCCACACCGACGCAGCAATACCCGGTGTTTGCGACAGGGGCTTTAACTGACGTAGACATTTCCTTTAACCACTGCGTCGGTAACGCACAGAACATGCTGAGTCTGACGGGAGCTAAGACCCGTGTCACCACATTCATTAATCCGGGGATAGATTTATGATGAATAAGATTAAAAATAACGTGTGCAGGAATAACAAAAGTGGTGAGGTTTATTTTTTACCACCAGAAAAACGCAGTATTTTTACTGGCAATAAAATAATCTCCTCGCGTAATAAAAAAGGTAACTGATATGGCTACTCTGGTAAAAAGCACCAGTAAATTTATGGGGCGTAAGGCCGTCGCAGCTGATGCCCCGCTGCCTGACAATGCGTTAATGTATCTGGACTTTGAAAACGGCCAGTTTATCCGCAGAACCGCAACCGGGGCGGTAATTCGCAGCAACAGCATAACTGACGTGATGTCATTTACCCGCGCCACCGTGGCAACGTATTTCGGTGATGACGGCCTGCTGAAATATGCAGCAGCTGGTGAACCTGTTATTGAATATGACCAGAATACGCTCGCCTGTCTGGGGTTCCGTCCCGAAGTGCGGGCCACTAACCGGGTTATCAACAGTCAGAACTTTTTAGCGGCGAACTGGAGCAAAACGGGGATCGAGGTTACCGATAATGATGCCGTGTCTCCTGACGGGAACAAGACGGCCAGCAAAATCATAGAGTCCACAGGAGCGGCTAATACCGTTCACTCTCTTGCCACGACGGTCACCTATGCTGCGGTTGTCGGCCAGCCCTACACATTCAGCATTTTTGCAAAGGCAAACAGCGGATCTGTTATGCAGATTGCATTGCCTGCGGGCGTCGTCGCCAGCGCGCAGTTCGCTAATTTTGACCTGGTGAACGGGAAGATCACGCGCTCCTCTCCGCTGGTCATGCAGGCGAATATGGAAAAGTGCCCGAATGGCTGGTACCGCTGCTCGCTGACGATCAATCCTGTTGCCGCGGGCGAACCGGGTTTTACTGTCTGCCTTACCGGCGGAAATACGGCAGCTGAAGCACTCCCGGCCTACAGCGCAACAACCGTCGCATCGATTTACATCTGGGGTGCCCAGGCGGAACGCGCCGCAGGCTATACTTCATACATTCCGACGGCGGGGGCCGAAGCGAGCCGCGATGCGGATATATTAACGACCCCGTCCGGTTATACACTGATTGATTCTGCAAAAGGCGCGTTCTTTGTCTCGGTGGTGCATCCTCACAGCCTGAAATTATTATCGACGGCGTATGCTTCGCTGGCCTGCGCCGTCGTTCTGGATAATGCGGTGGAAGGTGCCCATTACCGCCTTGCCTGGCGAGGCAGGGACAACATGAACGGACAGGCGGCATTTGCCGAACTGAATGCTGCCGGCGGGACGACGATATCCGTCAACCTGCCGCCGTTAATGGCGGTCTCTGATTCCGAGCAGGCCGCATTCTGCATGTTCAGTACCGGCGATTTATCCATGAAAGCATTTGATGGTCAGGTCTGGAATTCGGCATCTCCCACGATCATGCCTGCTGCGCTGTCGCGCATCTGCCTGGGTCGCTCATATATCGGTGCATCAAACTGGTTTAACGGGCATATCAAAAAGTTCGTTTACTGGACTGATAATATTTCTCAGGCTGAAGCCGAGAAATATTTTTCCGTCTTGTAAGTCTTGGTGGGTTGGCGGCTATCGGCACAAACGATAGCCGCTATGAGTGACCCTGTGAATTCACATGACTACCGCAAGATGCTAATAATTTCTAATTTCAAAGTAACGTTGAAAGAAGAGCTTCAAAATTCGTGAATTGCTGAACCGGGGAATAATCTTCCGGCACAAAATAGCGATACACCTTAGCCTCAATTGGTGCTGAGACGTAAAGCACATCACCGCCGTTTCCTGGTGCAGACCCCAGGCGCAGAAGTGTGGGGGCGCTGTTGCCGAGTACCGAGTAGACCCATCCAGAACCTGCATTTTCCGCCAGGACAATGACAGCGACTGTATTCCCGGAAGACGTGTATTCCACCGAAAAATACACCCTCCGCTTTCCACCCTGAACAGTTGCCGCCAGTGCTGCGGATGTGTTTCCCCGCTCCGGCGGGACATATGCGATCTGCTGCTCGCTCCATGCAGACCCCGCCCATGTCGCAACGTAGACCCCGAACTTACTGAACCAGGTCCCGGAAGGATCATCCACGGTTCTGAAACGGTAAGTGATATGCGACAATCCCTCGCCATCAAACGCAAATTTCGCAGACTGAATCCCCATTTTCAGCCCGTCACTTATCGCCGGGTTTTCACCCGGCTGCAATGGCTTATACGCCAGCTGTCCCTGCGTTACCGGCATTGGCAGGGGCGTGTTATTTATCGTTCTCATCAGTCCATCGGTACCAATGACGCCATATTCCCCAACATGCCGGACGGCAGACGACGGGTAGGCCGACCACTGAAACAGAAGATGGACGCCATCCTCGTTAATGGCTATATCATCCGGGTAAATAGCGCGGTTGGCTGTTTCAGCCACATGCGCATAACGGGTCCATCGCAGCGTGCCGACGTCAAATCGATAAAGGATACCTCCGCGTTTATTTTCCCCGGTGGTGCTCCGGCTGGCGACCCGCATCAGGCAATATACATCACCATCGGGACCTCTGCCGGTGATCGGGTACGTCCAGACCCAGTCCACATCCGGAAAGTCCAGGGTCGCATCCACCATTTGCGACACGTCGCCGGGGCGCACGCTGCGAAAGTACCGCAGCAGGTTAACGTGCATCGACGTGAACACGTGGATATATCCCGCACCGTCCACAACCACAGATGGCTGATTATGACCCACGTCATTGTTAAATTCCGCGACCGTCCCGTCGACGTTCTTACACATTCCCCGCGTGAGTACCATCGGCATCACGGCGAACGATTTCGACCTGATGATAACCGGCGGTACCGTACTCTTTACACAGCCCGTAACATTCCACTCCCTGAAAGCTGTCAAGGGGATGCCACCACCCCGCCTGATTGCTCTCAGATGCCTGGTCTGAAATAACCGAAATCGACAAATCAGCCATTCACCGTTACTCCCAGATAACGCGCCCGTTTAATAAGGCGTTCTGCCACCCGTTCCATTTCACTGTCACTGAGCTTTCGGTCATAGAAAGCCGAACCATAGCCTGCCCATGCTGCTGCCAGGCCTGCCTGATTGGTCCCTCCCATCCAGGTGGCAGTCGTCCCGCTGTTCACCGCCGTGGAGGTGTATTTCTGAATACCTGAAGCCGTCACAATACCAAACGCATGCCCGGTGCTGTCACCACACAGGAATACGGCGAACGCGCCCGTTGCAGGCGCAGTGATATCCGAAACTCTGGTACCGGCATCCATGACGCGCTGGAGCTTTTTGCTGGCATTCGTGCTGATACGAATATTGCGGTGACGCAGTATCCCTGCATCCGGGCCCACGTCGACCAGCACGATGAAGGTGTAAGCATCCGGCGTAAAGGTACCCAGAGTCAGACGGCTTTCCGTACCCGCTGCCGCTGCAACACCTTTTGCTACCAGCTGAGCAATACCGGACAGCGCAAAGGTACCTCCGAGGCTACCGAAGTTTTTAAGGCGCCGATCAGCCGGCAGCAGATCGCTTTCCAGATTAGCCCAGGCTAGCGGGCCGGTGACCGGCGGAAGATAATTATTTGCGTACGCTGATGCATCAGTGCCAGCGGCCATAATTGCTGTGCCCATAGGGAGACTCCTTTACTGTAAGTTAAGTGCGCGCTCAGCCATACGCTGGCGGGAATTGTGATAAACGGCCTGGACCTGTTGCGCAGAAAGCGAATGGTCGAAGTAGATGAATTCAGCGATGTCGAGATTTTTGGTTTTGAACATGGCGTTATCACACCACCCGTTGCCAATGGCGATGTTGCGGCCGGAAAGAATCAGGCGATCTGCATCGGCCTCGCGCAGCATCTGATATTCTTCGCCACCCACGCTGATTGCCTGGTAACGCAGTCCGCTGCCCTCAAGTTTCACCACATGTGAAATGAACAGCCACTGGCCGACAGGCGGCTGTAGTGTCGGATAATGCCGGGACGTTCCCCGGTAACCGGAATTTTTCACACGCAGCCATCGCCGATCACCCCTGTCGGAAAACATCGACAGCTGATTGCCGGTGTAGGTGTCGTCGTCATCCCGAAGTGAATACCCGTTCTGTGTGCCGTAAATCACCACGCAGTCGGTTAACGGGGCCTGTTCAGGTACCCTGACCACCGCGCAGACAGTGTATTCCCCGGCATCGGGGATATCGGTCATCAGCGCGCCGCCCCAGGCGGAGATCGAAATGTAATTGTTATTGAATTCCGGCGCGGCCTGCGGTGTCAGCGTTTTATACCCCACACGGCTTGTATACGACGTGGACTCATAGCCAAACAGCCAGTGCGCTGCTGCGCTGCTCTCCAGTACAGAGGGCACAGGTTCGACGCTACCGCCGCCTCCATTCTTGCTGACCACATCACCATTTAATTTCACGCCTTCGATAACATACCCGAAGGGGTCAACGGTACAGCGTGCCCAGTCCGGCGCGTCAAATATGATGTTATCCCCGGCATACAGCCGCCCCTGCTTATCAACCAGAATCAGCTCGTTCCCGAATTCATCAGGGAAGGAAATAAGCGACTCTGAATCTGACAACTCATTATTTCCGGCAACCAGCGCGCCTCTTTCGGAAAACAGATTCACCGCATAACCGAAATCATCAACCAGCGTCAGTAGCGGCCCTGTCTCTGACTGGATCAGTCTGAGTTTTCTCGTTTCGAAACTATTCTCAGTGATCCGCCCGGCTTCATATCCCCATTCATCGCATAAAGAGAGCATGGTCTGGTCATCACTGCTGAATATCAGACCTGTTCGGGCCATGACCTCTGCCGTTACCGCCTGGCTGATGGCCGCCACAAGGTCATATGAAGGCATACGGCGCCCGGTAGGCTGCAGCGTCCCGCCAGCGTTCATCACCTCGATTGCGAGCGCGCTGTCGTCCGGGCTACGGTAGTACGTGGTCGAGCCCACCGGAATATTCGCGATATCCGCCTGTGCAGCCTCCAGCGTTTGATACTGCTTACTGAGCGGGATGATGTTTTGCCGAACTTCGTCATTCTTAGCCATCATCTGGCGCCAGGTATCGAGCGGTTCGCCTGCGCGGTCGTTAACCGTTCCGGCCGGACCGTTAACCAGCTCGTCAGCGCGCTTGACGTTATCCAGGAATATTTCAGGCGTCGTCGTTCCCAAAGGCGGGTTAAGTTCGGCCATGTTTTTTGCTCCAAAACGGTGTTCGCCCAAACGAGGGTTTGAGCGAATGGCCGCAGCTTTTTACAATCAGCTATTTCAACGGGTTACAACATGCTGATTGGCTATGCACGGGTCTCTACAGGGGATCAAAACCTCGATTTACAGAAAAACGCGCTGATCCGCGCAGAATGTGAGCTGGTTTTCGAGGATATGGCCAGCGGGAAGAATGCCCGGCGGCCAGGGTTAAAGCGAGCGCTGCGGCGGCTCCGCCCGGGCGATGTGCTGGTGGTCTGGAAACTTGACCGGCTGGGCCGCAACGTGCGCGATCTGATTACGCTCGTGTCGGAGCTGCAGGCGCGCGGGGTGAATTTTCGCAGCCTGACCGACAGTATCGATACCAGTACGCCAGCAGGCCGCTTTTTCTTCCACGTCATGAGCGCCCTGGCGGAAATGGAGCGCGAGCTGATCGTCGAGCGTACCCGTGCCGGTTTAGCCGCTGCGAGGGAGCAGGGGAGAGTCGGCGGCCGCCGGGTAATGACTGAAGAAGTGGTGGAGCGGTGCCGCAGAATGCTGGAGAACGGCGCTACCCGGCAACAGATCGCAGATGTGATAGGGGTGAATGTGAAGACGCTATATAAGTACCTACCAGCGCTGTGTAGTCATTGGGTTGGGGCATGGATGGGGCATGGGAAGTCAGTGAAATCCGCCAAATATTGCAAACAACGCATGTTGATCACTACATCCAGCCATTGAAAATGGCGCTCCTGGACGATATTTGTCGATTTTTAAAACTAACTCATCACCGTGGTGATGTGGTGCGCTGGGGCAGCGCCGGCGGGGCGCAGATCCTCGGCTTAGCGCAGAGTGGCACCCTGCAGGTCGGCATGCAGGCGGACCTCGCCATTTACCGGTTGGACGATCCGCGCTACTTCGGCCTGCACGATATGGCCATTGGGCCGGTGGCCTGCGGTGGGCGCGCCGCGCTGAAGGCGCTGCTGCTCAATGGCCGACCCATCGTGGAAGACGACGCTATTCCCGGTCTCGACCTTGACGCGATGCGCCACGACGCGCTGGCGGCCGTCCGTACCCTCCAACAGCGCGCCGCTGTGTAACTGATAACAGGATAATGACGATGAACGCAACCACCCAGAATCAACGCTATGCCTTACAGGAACTGGAAAAAGAGGCGCTGATGGGCGCCGAGGGCGAAGAGACCTTCGCCCGCGAAGTGCGCTGTATCGACCTGTCAAACTTTGCCGCAAGAAAAAATGACATTGCCGAACAACTGTGGGAGGCGGCGGTGGAGATTGGCTTCTTCCAGGTCAGCCATCACGGTATTCCGCTGGCGGATATCCTCCAGGCGTTCAGCATGACCGAGGCGTTTTTCGACCTGCCCGACGAGGTGAAGCCCCAGTATCCGCTGGCCGGTAACGCCGGCTGGGAAAGCAAAGCGCAGGTTCGGCCGTCGACTCGCACCCCGGATCAAAAAGAGTCGTATCAGATAACCCGGCCTCTGATGGCCGGGCGCTGGCCCAGCGATCGGGAGTAG